AAGCAGTGGTATCAACGCAGAGTACTGCTTTCAGTCACTCCCGCGTTTCGCAAATTTGAGTAGATTCCTTAAGGCGGCTCTCAGTTATGCGCTATCAAATTTGAGAATGATAGCTTTCGTGCATGGATTCTCAGCTTTGCGCTCTCACTAATGAGGATTCTCACGATTGATCTATCACGATTGCGGATTCTTATTCTAGCTTAGTCACTAATGAGAAAGCAGCTTGCGTGCCAATCGTTATTGTATTTGAGACTTAACACGATTGCGATACTGTGCATTGCGCGCTGTTATTCTGTTAATTTTACGCTTGCGTTGTTAGATACTCTCATAAATGATTAACGCTCTCACTTATGCCAAAACTGCTAAACATCAATCAGGCCGCGCGACTGGCGCGCGTGCATCCGTCAACGATTCGCAACTGGATTCGCAAGCGAATCATTCCAGACCGAAGGCCGCTCGGCGCGCGCAAGATCGTGGTTTTCGCCAGTGACTTGATACGCGCAGACGCAAGCGAGCGCGCATGAAATGGCTCAATTTTGAGATACCGCGAATGCGCTCAGAGCCGTTCGCTGGCGCGACTAACGAGCAGCTTGGGACTTGGCTTAGGCTGATTATCTTTTGCTGCGAGCAAGAAAATGACGGCGTGATACCATTTTGCGCGAACTGGTCAGACCGGCAATGGTCAACGTGCGCCGGTCTGGAAAAAGCGGAAGTTCTGGCCCCGTCTCCGCTTTGGTTATTCCGAGAAAATGGATCGCTTTACGTGTCAAATTTTCCGCACGAAAAATTAACTGAAATTGTTCACAAAAGAATCGCCGCAAATCGCACGAATGAGAAAAGATGGGGAAAGAAAATGAAGCGCAAATATACTCTCAAGAAATCGCTGAGCGACTCGCTCAATGGATCGCTGAGCGAGGTCGCTGAGCGAGTCGGGAAGGGAAGGGAATAGGAAAGGAAAGGAAGAAAACGAATGCTGTCGCATCGTTTTCAAGACCGGCCACGGAACCACCCGCCCGCAGACTTTCCGCTTGTCGCTCTGACACGGCTTTCGAACGGCATCGCGCAATCACTCAAGAGTTTTGAATAAAAAAGAAAAATCGTCCCTCTGCTCGCAAACCTGAGAATCTGGCAATCCTCATGCCACGCAAATCGAAAGGTTGAGTGTTCGATTGGCTGAAATTATGCCAGCCATTGCGCAGAATTGACCGCCAGAGCGTTTTTATTCCGAAACAATAGCAGGATAGCGGAACGGCTGTTTGAAACAGAATTTGAGGCTCGTGTTAAAAGTGAGTTGACGGATTGAAGGATTTTCGGCACGATGAACGGATGAAATGCGAGAGTTGTGGCAGAGAGTCGTTTGAACTGTGCGGAAGTTCTCGATTCGCAGGATTGAGAGTTTGTTTGACCTGTCACCTAAGCGCGGGATCGAAAGACGTGCGGAAAGTTGCACGATTCGCAGGTTGTCGCGTTGTCAGGCCGGCGGAACGTCAATCTTGCGGAAAATCGGCCAACCAATCGCAAAAGTGAAAGTGCGGGTTGTCAGAACTGCGAGAATAGGGGCGTCATTGCGTCAGGATGACCGTAGAATCGTTTTTATTGCGAAACAAGGGCATGATAGCGGAAGTGCGGTTGCGCGAAGAATGCGGGGGTTGGTCGTCAAGTGAGTTGGCTGAAGTCTGTTCGGCCATTCGGCAGAAAGACAAGTCCGCTACCATGCGATCGGTGCGGGGGAAAGGCCGATGCTATTTGGCTGAGCGCGGCAGCGGATCGTCAAGGGAGCTATGCCATGCGGCAGTGCTTGGTGGAGGGGCGGACATTCGGCGCGGCGTCGGTGAAGGCGTCGCAAGCCCAAGCGTCTGCTTGACCGGCTCGGGCGTGAAATGAAAAACCGTCACAACAACGGCGATGAATGCAGTGATTTTAAGCAGCGTGTAAAAGCTCATTTTGAATCTCTTTCTGTTTTTGTTTCTTGCGTCGGTAAATTTGCTGGCGTTCCGATGATTTCTTTTTGCAACCAGCGCACAGTCCATCGGCCTTTCGTCCGCATGAATTAATGCACAGTCCACGGTCGTATTGCCGAAGTCGAAATCGTTTGTCTGCGCTTGGGATGCCTGAGTATTGGTCAATGATTCGCGGCTCGCGCTTCAATCCGCGTGCTCGTCGTTTTGCCCGCGCCAATTCGTTCTGACGGTCTTTTCTTGCGCGGTCATTCCGGCGCGACGCCAGAAATTCCGGCGAATGTCTGCGCGCAGCGATGGACGCTTTGTTTTTCGCGTAATAGGCCGAGTTGTATTTCGGCGTGTTCATTTTGCAACCGGCGGCTCGACTGGCAGCTTTGCGATTTGCGAAATTTCGTCAAACGTGCGCTTCGCCTGACTGATTTTCCGGTCGGCTTCCGCAAGCTGGTTTTGCAAGTCACTAATTTCTGCTCGCGCCTGTCGCATGACGTGCACCGCCTCGGCTTGAACTTTGTGCGATGTTTCGATCGCGGTTCGCGCCGTCTCAAGATTATTCTCGGCTTCCCACACTCGCGCCCGCAATTCAGCGGGCGACAATAATACTAACTGGTCTTCGGTTGTCATAATTTTCTAACGTCAATCGTTCCAGAATCTTCATCGAACGCAACGACGATGAACAGGCCTAACGACGGAAGGGTTATCTCGTTGCCGACTTTTACTTCGCACAAAAATTCATACCATGTTTTGAACACGTAAAGTTTCGCCGACTCGTTCCAGATTCTTACTCCGTAGCCGTAGCGCATTGTTTTGCCTTTCTTTTGATCTTTTGCGCGAGCTTAACCTTAGACTTCAAAACGGGATTATTTACTTGACGAAACATAATTGCTCTGTAAATTAGGGGCATGTTAATTATTTCTTCCGCGCTTTGTGAGCCACTTTTTTCAAGTGTTCAACAATCTTCGGATGAAACAATTTATTCATCGTTTCCTCAGTTGTCAGTTCGTGAGCTTTCTTTTTTTTGCGAGGCATAATCTTATGAAAAACGAATCTTCAAAATCCGACAAAACTCCAAAGCAGGCAATGACGCTTGTTAAGCTGGTTGAACAATACCATGAGGAAGGCGCGTGCCGCTCGCATCTGGCGGAAGTCCGTTGGCCTAACGGCGCGACTTGCCCGCGCTGCAATGGCTTGGAGCGTGTCAGTAAACTTCCGAAAGCGGAGAAATGGAATTGCGGCGCGTGCCGTTACCAGTTCACAGCTACAACTGGCACGATCTTCGCGGACACTCATCTGCCGCTCTGGAAATGGTTCATGGCTATCTATCTCATGCTTGAATCGCGCAAGGGCATGTCTGCCAATCAGCTTAAGCGCACGCTGGACGTTTCTTATAAGACCGCGTGGTTTCTCTGCCATCGCATCCGTAACGCAATGGCAGACGGCAATGCGCCGCTTCTTAACGGCATCGTGGAAGTGGACGAGACCTATGTCGGCGGCAAGGTTCGCGGCAAAGGTCGCGGGTATCGCAAGAACAAGGCGATTGCAATGGGAGTTCTCCAACGTGGCGGCGAAGTGCGATTGCAGACGGTGAAAGTCGGCGACCGCAAGACGCTTCATAAGTTCATTCACGACAAGACCGCCGATGAATGCCCCGCGATATACACCGACGAGAATCCGGCCTATCTCGGCATTGCAGACCACAACACGCGCCACGAGACGGTCAATCACAGCGCGGAGGAATGGGTTAATGGCGATGTTCACACGAACGGCATCGAAAGCGTTTGGAGCCTGCTTAAGCGCTCTGTGATCGGCACGTATCACAAGGTTAGCATGAAGCATCTGGACGCCTATCTTGGTGAGCTGGAGCATCGGTTTAACAATCGGAAAAACGAGTTTCTTTTTCGGGATACTTTGTTGAAGCTGGTTAAGGCTGATAAGTTGACCTTTAGTGAGTTGACGAAGGCGGCTTAGTCTTGTTATCAATTTGTGTGCCTGCGGAAACTGCTGGCACAATTAGCGGAGGAACAGAGCACCTTTTATCTGCCACGTCTGAAAATGTGATTTCAAATTTCGTCCCGTTCTCTCTTAGATATTCATTACTTACGTCTGGCAGGGTGAAAGCTATCCAGCCATCTAACATTGCTCCAGACTCAATAGGCAGTGATGCTCTCTGGACTAAATAATCTGCTTCGCCAAGTAGCTTTCCTTGCGGGGAGGAGATTGGGACAAGGACTATTGGGACTGGGTCTGAACCATAATTAGGGGGCGGGCTAAGTGTTACAATTAAAACTCCATGATATTCATTCTTATCAGCGCCCGTTACCGTAAGCGCCCAATCCTTTGCTATAGACCGAGAACCGGAATTATAGATTTGAATCTGGAAAAAGACAACGCTTTCAGAGCGCTTGTCTGGACGGGTGGAAATATAGATATTCTGACTTCTGGCCTTTAATTCTGGACGGCGTGAGCCATCATCAAACATTTGGCTATTACTAATCAAAGAAATTGCCAGCCAGCTACAAAAAAGACATAGGAACGCAAACGCGATTTCCTTTTTCGCACCTTTGGGATGAATCCCAAATAGCCTGATGAATGTTTCTATGATCGCTGTCATAAGGACTGGCCTCCCATACTCCCACAGCAAGTTTCCAATGAGAGATTCTTTGGAAAAAATATGATTCCATTCGATGTGCATCGGTCTATTTTCTCCCGAAACCCCGTTTCGTCAAGTCTATAATCCCGCTTCAAAAACTCTTCGTATTTCATTTCTTAAAAACCTCTATAACTCTTTTCTGTAAATCGGCCGAAAACCATTCCGGAAAAGGAAACGGAATCGCGGCGTTCAAATCGGCAATCAGACCTAACGCATCTGTCAGTTTGTTTTCCAGTGACTTAATCTTCTGATAACGCGCATGACGGTCAACGATCTGGCGCATCGTCGTTTCGAGTGCTGCTAATCTGGCTTCTTGGTCGTCTGTCATATCGTTAGGTTTATCGTGTGAAAAACCGGCTGTTTGAAATTATATTAACGTCGATTCCTTCGTAATTATCATCATATACATATTCAAAATGCCGATGGCTCGCCGATAGCATGTCGCGCAATAACTCAACCGTTTGCTGTTCGGTATAAGCCTCCAATCCTTCGATTTCCAAAGTGACGGATATTTTCTTGCTCACGCCAACTCCATCTGTTCGTGATGCCGTTTATAGGCTTCGGTTATCATATACGCCTGTTGCGCGGTTAGCTGTCCCACTGGCGTGAAATTGTATTTGCGTTTCAAGTAAAGGAGCGCGCCGCTGCTTGCTGGTTTGCCGCGCGAGAACTTGGGTGAGTTGATGATGTGCTTAATGTATGGAGTTGGATACTTCTTTTTCCTCGCAGCGTTTGCGGCATCTTCAGCCAAGCGGACTAGCGACTTTTCCTCATCCAATGTCCGCTTGGTCTTAATCAGGTCGTCCAACTCTTTGAGATTCACGTTGACGCCCGCCTTTCTTTGCTGGCGAATAAACTCTTGTTCAACGGGATCACTGGTTATTAAGCTGCCGGCCGTCGCGAAGTTATGCTTAACGCCTTCGATTTGCAGCATCAGGTCTAAAATCAGGCATTCCGGCTTGGGGCTGTTTTGAATGTATGCCCGCCGCTCGATTGAGTCCGCGCAGTCGTCAATTCCAACACCGTCGGCGTTCCTTACTGTTCGCGTGCCTCTGCCGATTCGTTGCAACAGCATTGGAATGGACTTTTGAAGCCGCATGATGCCGACAACATTTATTGAAGGATTGTCGTAACCATAGCTCAACAAATCAGCGTTATTCAGAACGCCATTCTTGCAGTTCTTAAACCATTCAAGAATCGCAGCGATTTGATTCTTGCTCATATAACCGTCAACGTGCTTACACTCCAACCCGTTAGCTGTCATCAATTCGGTCGCACGTTCGCTCGCTTTGCATCCCGGCCAGAACATTAACGCTTTTTTCCCCGCCACTTCCTTCGCTGATTCGGCGAACAGTCGCGGCAAGTAATCCTCTTTGTCGAAAATCTCGGCCTCTTCATTTTCTGTTAGTGACTTTTTAACTGCCGATTTCTCTTCGATAATCAAAGGCACGGGAAGCTCTTTGAAGTTAAGCGGAACAAGCCAGCCTTCATTGATGCCGTCCATTAGTGTCATCTGCGGTTCGACGATCTTCGTGACTCCATGCCAGAGTGCTTTTTTGTCGTGCCGCACGATTGTTGCGGTAAAGAAAATGTGAAACGAATCGCCGAAGTAATTAAGAGTGTTTTTGAAGGTGGATGAAGCGGAGAAATGCGCCTCATCGGTTATAACCATCTTAAAGTGTCCCTTATTCCATTTCTTCAACCGTTCGCCTTGCATTGTTTGAACCGATCCAACGACCAGCTCGGCCATTGGCGATGCCTTGTCCGCGCCTCTTTCCATCTGCGGGAACATTCCTTCTTCGATTAGTGACTGGAATAGCTGTTCGACTAAATTATCGCGGTTGACTAGGCACAATACCCGCCCGCCCTTCGCGCGAACCATAGAACTAATCTTCGATATGACGAACGCTTTTCCGGCTCCTGTAAATAGCACTATGCCGATTCCCTTAACGCCGGAACGAAATTCCTTTTGCGCGGACTCTATTACTGCTGACTGATATGGCCTTGCGACTCTCATTTGCGATTGAAAAGAAAATCTGCGGTTTCGCCCGTCCCTAGCGCATCCTGCTCGCGTCCCGTTAGCTCTATCGGCTCCGGCTCATCGGGAAGGTCAGGCTCTTGCTCCGGCACGACGCAAAAAATGTGCATCGCGTTTTCTTCGCAGAGCGGGCAGCGTGGGGGTTTGGTCATCTTATCATTTCAGAAACAGCATCAGCTACTGAGTTTGGAAGATGCTTCCATGTAAAATTAGGAGACGGGTCTGCGGCAGTTTCTTCACAGGCTATCGCCTCCGCCTGCATTGCGTCTCCAATAACCGTGTAGAGGCTTAGCGCAATCATGCCGCCGAGAGTGTTGTCCGTCTCTTTCCCCGTCAGTCCGTTTAGCTCTGTGATGCCCGGCTTCAAATCTACGCTTAATTTCTTCCCGTCTATTTTGAGCGTGGCACTATAGGATGAAGTCCATTCGATTTCTATTTTCACTTCTCCCCCTTCGCGAGTTCGGCGCGTGCGGCGTCGGTTGCTTTTAACACTCGGCACGACGCGTCAGAAACTTTCTCGGCAAGTTCGCGGCTTTGTTCAACCATGTAATCGGCATGAACTGCGTCAAAATGATCGTGAGCATTAATGAGTTCGCGCATAACCTCCCGCCGAACGTAGTCCGCTCCGGCGGTTGGGAGCAAGGCGGCGGCAATCCTGTCCAATGTCTCATTTACACTGGCAATAAGTCCGGTCGGCTTGTCGCGGTATAGTAGCTTAATCACGCCAGAGGATTCGTTAAGCGCCTCATCCTTCGCGATGACAGCTTTTTGAAGGGCGGTGATGGTGGCGCGCGACTTAACTCCATCCTCAACCGCAGACCTAATTGCCATCATCGGATTTGAGTGAGCGAATGAACGGCAGAGCGCAAACAATTCACAGAAAATTTCTCTTACACGCTCCACTTCCACCAGCGCTTTGGCCAGCTTTTGCTCGGCGGCGTGGAGTTCGGTCTCTAGTTGGACGATTGTTGTTTCGGCCTGTATCAGTTCCGGCTTGGCGGCTGCGTAATACGGCGCGTAAGACATTGTGTTAAGTCTATTAAGCAATGCTGCGTGCTTACTTTTTATAGCAAGGTCAGCGTGAATTGCCTGTGGCGTTTTCGTTTGTTCGGGCATGGCGTTATTGCGGCAGGTAGGTTCGCAGTTCTTCAAGTGCCGTAACTTGATCTTCAACTTTTTTAACAAACTCCTCGCTTGCCTTCCGCTGCTCAACCAAAGTCGCAAGCGGCAGATATGTTTTTTTGATTCCCGCAAGTATAGTGTCAACCCGCGCGTCTTGTGTGGCTGCTTCTCTAGTCCAACAAGCGACAAAGACATTTGAATGAGACTCGCCGGACAGTTTCCCTAATGCTAGTCCAAAGTCTGCAACTAGCTTTTCGAGTTCCGCTTCGGCTTTTTTGGCCGCGAGCACGTTTATCTTATCTTGTATTGTTTGTATTTGCATATTCATTTTCCCTTCAGCCGATCCAAGTCGGCGAGAGTGTTAATGGTGTCGCGAAACGACTCCCACTTTTGTAGCAGTGCAAATCGTTCTTCGGAAATCTTTCTCGCCTCATCCCGTTCTTTGATGGCTTGCGCGAGTTTGTAAGATAGTTCCTGATTCACTCCCATGAACTCGCTTGTTTTATTGCGGTAGTATTCGTGATGCTCTTTAGACTGCGCGAGTTGGTCGGCGAGGGAGTCGCGATGTCGTATTTGATTCGCGGCCCACGCAGGTTCATTTCTCACAAGCCAGTCGAGCGTTACGGGATTTCCTGACACGTCCTTATATTGCACAGCCGCAGGTTCGGTTTGTTGTTCACTGGAAAGTGGCTCTAGTGTCCCGTGCGGAACTCCCCATTTGGACATACACAGAACTCTCTGTTGACCTTCTGCGCGGTGTCCACACTGCACACAAGGGGCGGTTAGGCTTGGGTTGTCATGCGATGCTGATGAAGGATGGCAGCATGAATAGCAAACGTGCCCTGTTCTTTGTTTTTCCACCTTCGCATGGTCGCGGAAGCGAACACCGCAGCGGGCGCATGGCTCGTTGTTGTAATCTGGTAAATGCGAATATCTACCATGCTCGTCTTGAGTGGCGTGCTTCGGCACATACTCCGCGCACTTCTCGTCTGGTGTTGGTTGGTTCATAGGTCTGTTACTCCCATTTCACGCCTCTCGTTGCGAGGAACGCAATGCAGGTTTGAAGCGCGGTGGCGTCGATTAGGTCAAAAACATAAATCTTGCCCGCGTCCTTTTGAATCTTCCTAAGCTCTAAGACATAAAACATCTGTTCTTCATCCGTCAGCAACGCGCGAAGCTCGGCGGAGGCGTTAAGGTCGCCGGGGTAGTTGGGAGGCATAAATCTAGTAATGTTATCGCGCACCCATTCTGTTATTTCCGGCATAACCTCTATGCCGATGAACGTGCTTTCTTCATGCGCTGGAATTGTAACTTTCATCCACCCCACCTCCTGAGCGCACAGGACTCGGATGCGCTCGATTTGTTCGGGTGTTGGCTCGGTCATAACTCTTTCTCCTTAGCCAGCAGTTCGTCCGGGAAGTTGGCGAGTATGTTGTTAATTATCCTAACAGACAGGCACTTTCCGCAGTCGCATCGTGGATAGTAATGGCCGCCTTTTTTGACGGCGACCAACTCGGCTGCTTCAACCGCCGCCAGCGTCGATTGTGCGAGCAGGGCTAGGTGCGTGGATGCGGCGGCTATGAAAGAGGCGTCTGCGTCAGCACCGGGAAATGCCAAGTCCTGCTCTGCCGTCGCTTTGTCAACGTGCATTGCATCATACAAAATGAAATGTCCATTTGCGTTTCTGACACTCGGATAGGCGTCATAGCTGTCGCCGTGCGTAGACGTCCACGCTCCCTGCGTCCGCTTGGCATCCAGTTCAATCATCTTCCGGCACGCCGCTTTTACGGCTGAGAGTTTGGCTTGGTCGATCATGGGGTTACCAAAGGTTGAGTGTTTTGCCGAAGGCTTCGGCACGTTGGGCGGCGGTGGCGTGGATGGTGTAGGTGCAAAGGCGGTTTGTGCCTCCGCACGCGATGCAACAGCATTCTTTATTCAGTTCGACGCAATACGTGCTCCGCTGATCGTTGGAATCCGTGTCACTCAATCCCTTCTCCGCCTCGTGCATCGCGTTGAGGTCGGAGAGGTAGGCTGGGACCGGCTGGTAGCGAGAGTCTCGCGTCACGTCTTTAACACCGCCTCCTCCCTCGTCACTCCACGCTTCCTGCTCGGTTCTGAAGGGTGGCGTCATGCCGCACGCCTCAGCGATCTTCACGTTCTTTTCTTGTTCGGTTAGGTTGGGCATAGGTTTAATAGTGGGTAGGCCGCTTTCCTTCGTTCGTCCGACGCTCTCTATTTTCGCGCAGTCTGTCGGCGATGCTGTCCGCGAGCGGGCTGCGTCTCAGTGCGATGGCATACTTATTTCCCTTCCAGCCGACTTAACCCAGCGAGAGTTTCAATGGTGTCGCGAAACGACTCCCACTTTTGTAGCAGTGCAAATCGTTCTTCGGAAATCTTTCTCGCCTCATCCCGTTCTTTGGTGACTTGCGCGAGTTGGGCGCGAAGGTCTTTATTCATCAGTCGCTCGGACTGCAAGCACTGGCTCCCGATAAGCGGTTCGACGGCGCACGCGGCGCACTCCGCGCCCGTAGCTTCGTTGTGATTGTATGCGGGCACGTTCCGATGAGCAACGCAGCGAATCAGCGTGACGCCGCGAATACCTTCTTCGCTTCCTTCGGCGCGTGCTTGCGCCAGAGCTTTCTCCGCCGCGTCGAGCCGCGACTGCAATTCGTCTCGCTGCTTGGCTAAGCCTTGTGCTGCTAATCTCCATACTCGCGTTCGGATGTCTTCCGCCACATACTCCGCGCACAGAACGCAGATGCGCTCGATTTGTTCTGGTGTTGGGTTGGTCATGGATTGCCTTTCTTTTCGTCAAACTCGACACGAATGACTAACTGTGTTCCGCAAGTCTCAAAATTGAACCGCTGCAATACTTTTGCGGCGATAGAGCCGACTTCTCCGCGCACGCGAGTTTCAACGCGCATTGCCGCTACTTTTACTTCTTCTTCGATAACTTCCGAAACGCGCTGTTCGATTGCGGATTGAATCAGCTTTGTTAAGTCTGGAGTGTTCATTATTTTCCTTTAAGCACGCGCTCGGCTTTGGCGATGAGGTTTTTTAATGGGTTGCACACATAACAATTCTCCTTGTGGCACAGGTGCGATTGTAATTCCTCCACAAGCTCCCGAACCAGCGCAGCAAGCTTGTCGATCCTGTCAGATTGGATTTTGTTTTGGAGTTTCATAGTGCTAGGGTTACTTAATCATCCACGGCTCCGGTTCACTAACAGTCCAACCGTCAATGTTATGCCTGTTCGGCAGTCCTCGCATTAGGTCTAGCTCTTCATAGCCCGCAAAACCGTCACGCCGCAGACACTTAGCGTAAAGCCCTAGGTCACTAAGATAGTTCTCGCGCCCAACGGCAATCCATTCTTCGGGCAATAGTCGGCGCGCGAGTTCAAACGGATAATCGGACTCTTGGACGATGTGGCGAAACTCATTCCTTTGTTCGCCTGTAGCTGCATTGAATAGGTCTAAGTATAGAGCGGCCTGATAATGGTAGCCCTGCTCATAAGCGGTGCGCCCCCATTTCCAGTGCGACGCATCGCCGGTTGTCTTGATGTCACCTAGCGAGTTTTCAAACTTAGTTCCGGCTTTCGGCACAAGGTCAATCAGTCCGCGCACTGGAATAACTAACCCTGTTTCGTCATCGTGATAGTCCAAGCTGACGGCAACCTGATTATTGCACGATTCGAGAAACTCCGTTATGAGCGCGTCTTTTTTCATAGACCTAACGGCAATGCTTGCGTCGCGCGCATCGGCAGACTTAATGGACTTAATGCCGCACGCATCATTGGCAGCTCGCCAGTTCTTGCAATGGTTCGCGTTCCAGTTCCACGGTTTAGCAGTTCCTTTTTCGTCGGGATAAGTCTCAGGAGTGATTGCGTATTGGCTTTCAAAATGATCTGGAGTTAATAGCAGACAGTCAACTAAGCTGCCCCATTCCATTTCAGCCGTTACTTTCTTCGGCTGATCGAACAGCCATTTGTGCGGACAATCGCGAAATCGCCATAGTTCCGATTTGCTCATGTGAAATCCCGGCTCTCCGCGCTTGTGTTTGACTGGCGAATGATAAACAGCCGGATCGAAGTCCAGTTGGATTGCCGGTCTGTCGGTTGGTAGTTTGAAGCTCATTTCGCAACTCCTAACCCGTCGCAATCAGGGCAGTATTTATGCAGACCTAAGACGATTGGATTCTCGGAAAAGATGCTGCCGGTTCCGTCGCACGAACGGCAGAGTTTCTTTCGTGCTGCCAGATTTCGCTCTCGTCGGATGAAGTGATCGACGGCGGACATTGGGACGGAATATTTTTCCATCACGCGGGCGATTGCTTGTTCGTCGGTTAGTTCTGTTTTCATTTTAATAGGCGAAAGTAGTAGCAAATGAAAAACCAGATAGCCGTTGCGAATAATGAACCTAACGCAAACCAGTGATAGAATTGCATTACTTTCCAGCCTGCTCGCGCACGTGAATTAAGGGTGGATCAAAGAGCGCGTGATGTGCTGGCTTTTCGCAATATATTTGCCCGTTGGCCGTTTGGTCGTCCACGAACTTTGCGTGAATCCAAAACTCGCGCCCACTTTTGGATGGTTGCTGTTCGCAGGTCAAGCAACTACGCTCAACCTCTATTTCGATAGCGTTCATTGCTATTTGCACGCACTCTGATAGTGCCCTCAGAAGTTCCGCCTCACTGGAGCCGGTTCTAACTTCCAGAGCGAACTGTTTTCCATCCTTGTCAAACATCAATCTTCCAACTTCTGCCAAAGTATGGTTCGACTCATGGCCGCTCAAGGATCTGTGCATTTCTACGTTTGAAATTGTCACCTTACGGCCTCCTCGCAAACGCCGATTCAACGGCCCTTAGAACATGCGTCAGCTTTTCTGGCGTTAGGTCTGACAGCGTTTCGTTCGCGTCAATGACGGCATTTTCGACAAGCCAAGCGTTAAGTGAATTGAGTTTTTCTTTCGCGCTACCGTCTGGCATTTTCGGATATGCAACTTCGGCAATGCGTTTTTTGAGCGAGACAATATCAGGCGCGTCCTTCGGCTTTCCGCTAACCGAAACGTCTGCCGGTTTTCCGCCCGATGGATTGTTGCACCATGCGGCGATTAGTTGGCCGTGTTTGATGTTTAACGGCTCTTTGTAATCTTGAGGAAAGCACGAACGCAAATCAGGATGCGAGCATTTCGTTAGGTGTATCGAATGGTCGCCCATGATTTCAGCATGAGCTGTCATCTCGAAAATGAAGTCCTCCGCTTGAATCGGAGACGTGTGATCGTCCTTGACAATTTCCGTTTTGCCTTTCTCGTTTTTCGCCTGCCGAGACTTATACTTTGCGCGCAAACAAACGATGATCGGAAGCGGCGAGCGGAGTAACCGCAGAACCATTTTCGCGTGTTCCATTTTCGGAACGCGCCAGTTGTGCAATCCGGCTTTGCCGCTTCGGGCTTCATTCTCCCCGGCCATGTCCAGAACGCCGTTCGTTCCCTCCCATTCGTGGCTCATGGAGTCGATAATCAGAATGTCGAATCCTGCTTTTTCGGTCGCTTCCATCGCGTCGCAATAGCTGGCTGGCGAAAAGCTCGTCAGTTGCGCGGTTTCATAACCGCTCGGTATCACGTCCGCGTAAAGCGAGCCGCGTCCACTTTCCGTGTCAATCATGCCGATTCTGCCCTTGTCGCCGACGATCCCGCGAGCGAGCAAAAGAGCGGACATTGTTTTGCCGCACCCTGATTCGGCATAAAGTCCGATGAGCGGTTTGATTCCTTGCCGTGTCGCCGGTTTGAATTGCAGGTCGCTCATTTCATCGCCTCCAATTCCGCGCGACGTTTTTTCTCGCGACGCTTCCTAGACGCCCGGTGATAATTCAGGCTGTCCAGCAGAAGGCCGTCAAGCTCTTCGTCCGTTCGCGCCTGTCTGATTTTCTTAGACAGTCCGCGACTGTGTTTTGATTTACCGCTCATCGACATTTTGTTAAAAACTCCGAGTTAAATTTGAACGGTTTGCTTTGAAACCGAAAAAGTCACCGGCTGCTTTCCTGCCGTCTCTCTAATCGTCCCTGACGCATTTTGGATAGCGTGCGGACTATGAAACTGTCATGGATTTTTCCCGCGAAACATCAGCGTGACTTTCTTTCGTTCGCGCCAGTAGGGTTCGCTTTGTTTTTCCGAAGGTTTGAAAAGTGATTTGATCTTCCGCCAAGCCGTCTGCCAAGCCGTCTGCCAAGCGGACGGAATTTTAGCGAGCGGTTTCATAAAACGCGCGGGCAAGCAAAATGCCGGTCGTGATGATGAACAAAAGAACGGTCGTTGTGCAAAAGCGTTTCATTCTCAGAATGGCAACAAGACAGCCATCATCAAATCGGTTCCGTGATCCAGTTCTTTTTCGGTCGGAGCGAAAAGCGAAACGGCGCACCATTCCTCAAGTGCCCTGCGAATTTCTACGCCGATTTTCTTCCGTTCGGATTTTGTGGCGACTGGCTTGGTTTCTGTCGTCGCGGGCAGCAATTCGCCAACCGGCGTGGTAGCTGGCGTATTTTCCGTCACGCTCGAAAACGGCAAGTCGCCAATCGTTTCGTTCGGATCGTCCGCTGCATCGCCCTTGTTTTCGTCTTTCGACGCGCTGGCGGGCGATTTTGAAGCTGCATCGCCCGATTTTGATGCAGTTGTCTTGGCCGCTTTGAGCGGTTTTGGTTCGACAAACTGCGATTTGACCGCGCGGACGTGCTTTTCGGTGGCGGTTTCTTTGCCATCCTCTTTGGCGTTCGCAATGGTCGCGCGCAGAATTTCGAGCACCTTACGCTTCGATGTGACGCCGGAACTTGCGAGCGTGAAAGCGTTCGCCGAAATCTTGCCTTCCATCAAAAATGGCTTGATGTCGTCCGGCGCGTCGAAAATTGCCAGACAGTTGTTAACGTGCTGAATCGACTTGCCGATTGCTTTGCTGATTTCTTTCGGCGTCATCGGTGCGCGGACTTCTTCGCCAGCCTTGCAATCTTCGGCCTTTTCACCGTCGCGCAGACGGGCAAAAACGATGCCTTGCTGAATTTGATTCAGCGGATTGGCCGCGTTTCCAGAGACTAAATGAAGCTGGTCTGAAATTTTGTCGCGACTCGCTTTCACGCACGGAACTTTTTTGTAGCCGTTGATAATCGCAGCGGCGAGCCGGGTATGCGAGCGCGTGAACTTTTTTCCGTCGCGCTCGACGTATTGAATTGGATGCGTCACGTCAAAGCCGCCGGTCGCCTCCATCATCTTGGCGAGTTTCGCCGCGTTGGATTTAAGTTCCGCTGCCGTTCTCACGTTATATCCGTCCTCCACTGTGAGTGATTTTATGTCCAGCCATTCGATGAACGGCGTTTCGGGAGTTTTGTTTTTCGTGCTCATGTTGGATGCGAGTTAATCAGACTATTTGCAGGCCGTCAAGAATTATTTGCATATTCACTAAACTTTTTTCGACCGGCATTTTTTTGGCCCTGTTTTCATCGGGGAAAAATCAAAATCCGATTGCACTATTTTCGCCAGCTTTGCGAATGTTTTTTTTGAAGGATGCCACGCATTGCCGCCGTTGACCGGACGGAACCAGTTGCGAATCGTGTTCGCGGAAATTCCAAGCGCATCACTCAATCGCGCCGCCGCGCCGCGCTTTAGCTTCACTCCGTCAAGCACACGGATGGAAAGTTTGCGCATTATTTTTTCGTCTGTCATTTAGAGCGTTGACATTAAATGAATATGCGGATAATTGCAAGCCATGAAAAAACAACTCGTCTATGCGATTGATCCCGGAACCGAACAGTCGGCAATCATTTCATTCGACGGCGAGCGAGTCCATACGGCTGAGATTTTGGAAAACGAAAGGCTTGTGCGGCTGATTCGCAATTCGTGCGCCGAGCTTTATTCTCGAGTTCTCGCAATCGAAATGATTGCGAGCATGGGCATGGCCGTTGGGAAAAGCACGTTTGAAACCTGCCGATGGATTGGCCGGTTTGAAGAAGCCGCGAAACATTCAGGGGCGAAAGTGCGGATGATTTACCGGATGCAAGTCAAGCTACACCATTGTCAGAACGCACGCGCGAAGGATGCGAATATCAGCCAAGCTCTGCGCGACAAATACGGCGGCACAAAAAAAGGCGAACCATTAAACCGCGTGAAAACTCATTTATGGAGCGCGCTGGCAATCGCAGCGTTTGTCTTGGAGTCGGATTAAGTGACTAACTCGGCAGAACCCTTTCACGGAAACAGCCCTTTCGTAAAAAACGCCAGCACAGTTCCGCCAAGCTGACCAAGCCCGATTGCTGCCGCCGAGACGATTGCCGGAATGCCAGCTTCCTGAGCCGTGGTCGCGCCGGACATAATGACGGACTCGCCATGAATGTCGATCACGGTCTTGCCTGATGTGTCACGCTCGTAGATGTGCTCGTGAATGTTTTTGCGGTCGCCTTGGATCACGGCTACCAATCGGCCTGTGTGTCCGTAGTAACGATCCTGCGCGGCGCACGATGCGAACAGGAGCGGGATTAGGATCAAGAGACGCATGTTAAAAAGTGAATTGAGCGGAAGCGCAAAGCCCGAACTTCTTGGCTGGCGGTTTAAGCGGACGATCCAACGATTGCCGCACTCACCGGAGTTGCACCGGAACACGCTTCGCTATGTCTTTCGACTCGCTCAAATTGTCTCACGGCACAGGCGCCGGCGTCGCGCTGGCTGCGGGCGTCTCTTGCGTGGAGTCTGGAATGATCGCGGCGGCGATGTCATCGACGTGCAGGCACTCGGAAAGAGTGATGTAGGGATCGTTTTGACTGATGGATGCGAGTCTGCCGTTACACGTTTCGCAGCCTTCGGTAACGGTGTGTAAGACGCCCGAAAATCCGAATTTCAGGTTGATGATTTTGTCGCCTTGTTTTGCTTCTCTGCCGTTTTTGTAGTGCATAATTTAGACTGGTTGACCGTTGATGTATTTTGGAAGTTTCCTTCCGTGTGATTTGGCAACCGCAAGTCTCACAGAGTTTCACGGAGCCGGCGCAGGCGTCGCGGGCGCGGTTCCCTTCGCAACGGCATCAAGCGCGGATGCAATAATCTCGTTCGCTTGATCGGTGGAAACTCCGCCCTTCGTGACTTTCGTAATCGCAGCCGCGGCAACGGGCGCGACCTTCGCGGCAATGACCGTGTTTGAAACGATGCCGTTGATCGCGTTCAAGATCGCCGACGTGCTGCTTGATGCGCCGGTTCCCTGAGTTGTGCGCAGCGAAAGCGCGAGGCTGCTGATGCCGCTCGAAAGTGCCGTTGAAGCTGTCGGCAGCCCGCCGCTGATTGCGCCGCTGACCGCTCCGGCTTCGATTTGTGCGGGTGTGCCGCCGATGTTCGCGAGTGCGCCGGTTGCCGCGCCTGTGATCGCGCTGATGGCGGTATTGGCGATGGCTGTCTCGGTCGGGTTGAGATTCGCGCATCCTGCAAAGAGCAGGACGGCTGTGATGAGTGCGAGTGCTTGGTTTTTTGGCTGGTTCATGGTGTGGGTTTGGTTAAGTGGAGTTCGCGAAAGGTTAGCAGCCTTTGTTTCTCGCCAATCTAGGGCGAGTGTCTTGCTTAGACGAAGCGAACATTTTCACGGAATCAAAAGCGCGATTTCATCTTGGCGTGCTCACGAAATATGGACGTGTCCGACTGCGAAGCTGGCAGAGAAAAAGAACAGACCGGAATCGGTGTTCCAAAACTTTGTGCGCGTCACGCCGAGCGCACAGGCCGCGAAGATCACGCACGAAATGATGAGCAGAATTACCGACAAGTATGTGAATAGTGGTTGCATAGTGCCCTTACTTCGCCGGCCGTGGAGTTTGTGGCTGTGCAGTCATACGCACCATCCCCCAAAACTGCGCTGGTAGTGAAGTTGGATGCCGAGAAAGGTTACGCGAATCGACTCCCATTCGCGCTCTAATCCAAAGGCGTGTGCTACAATATTAACAGAAAGTGCCGCGCTATACCATATCGGTGCGTTGACGGGTTTTGCGTAAAGCAAACGAAGGACGCGCAGTTTCCTTTCGCCACTTGAATAGCGGCCAACCCATTTGAATCCGATTCGATATGGAACGCTCATGGCTTTGGATTGACAGGCGGTTGTGCGGGCGCGGCAGCCTGAGCCGGTGCGGGAGTCGCAAGCGCGATGCTGCTCAACTGCGCCTGCTGGTCTTGCAGCCGGTCGTGCTGATGATCCTGCGTTGTTTTCAGCGCGTCGATGTTCGCCTTGAGTTCTGCGAGTCTTGGCAGCACGTATGCCGCTGCGGTGACTAACGCGGTGAAGATTGCGACGCCTGCCGTGATCCATGCCTGAGCGGATGATGTCACTGCGTCCGGCGTTACTGCTGCGAGAGTTGAGAGGTTCATCGGTCAGGCATCATGCCAAAGTTCGCGCGGGTTGGCAAGCGCAAAATTACTGCCCCTGCTGAGAATCTGCCTTTGCAGAGGCGTTCCGCTGAATTGCCGTCTGCAAAAAGATGTTCACCTGTTTGCTCAAGTCGTCCACCTGCTTGCTGACCATGTTTATTTTTCCCTGCAAAACATCGTTGTTGGATTGAAGCTGGCTTGACAGTTCAAGTTTGTATGCGGCAAGCCGCGCGCTGATTTCCGCGTCCGCTTTTGCGCGCGGCTCAGTCACAAAATGGCTGTAACAAAACAGAACTGCCGCCGTCACTCCCGCGTGCGCCCATGCGTATTTTTTAACGAATCCAAGCAGCCGCGCGATGTTTCTCGCGACGGGTTCAATCTTCTCCGCAACTATCCTTTGAGTTTTGGCAAGGTCATCGTGCGACATTGAGTGTCACGTAGCGGCTAAAATTTCTCCACGCTCAGCGCAGACGGGCAGAAGATGAAAACGCCGAGCAGGAAAAGAATCAGCACAGGCACGAACAGGATTTTGAGCGCGAGTTTCATTGTTTTAACTACTGCGCCGTCACGCCCTGCGTCGCCTGCTGTATCGCGGCTTTGGCGGCATTCGCGGCGGCATTGGCGGCGGCTTGCGACAACTGATCGAGCGCACGCTGCTTGAGATCAGCGGCGATTTTTTGCTTCACGAAATCGAGCGCGGCCACAGGGTTTTGAATGAAAGTCCCGTCGCTGTTGCTGCCGATGATGGGCTGGTAGCCATAGCTCGCGGCCACGGCGTTAATCATGTTCGTCGCCGTGGCTTGATCGGGGAACGTGAACGTGAGCGTGACGACGACGGGCGGAGCCGGTGTCGGAGCGGGCGCTGGTGACTGCGCGCGCAGATCGGCGATGCCGAGTGCGAGCGCGATGATTGGGATGAGGATGCGTGTTTTCATATTTTTCAAAAACCAACTACGCCGTAGTGGTATTGCAATGTGCCGCCTGCGGATTCGGTATTGGTGTTGTTGATTGTGAAACCTGTTGCCGAAGTTATGACGTAGTTTCCTGCAATATTAATGGCCGCGCTTAATACTGGCTCCAGCCAAACTGAGCAGCCATTCGGATATGTGAATGTTCCTGAGAATTTTACATTTGCATATGCCCCGGCTGCAAAGGAACTGCCGTTTGCGTAAAGCGTGATTATCCCGGCGCTGTCCGTGCCGATGATCGTCGCGCTGCCAGTTGTTCCTAGCGCGCTGGTGACGGTGATCGTCGGCACGCCGCTATTGCCGACGTAATGCGCGGCGGTGAGCGAGGCGGTGGTTGAGGAAAGGGTGAGGTTGCTAATTAAAATGCTATTTCCGGTAGTCCTATCCCATGTCTGAGCCGTTACATAATCAGACCGCAGCCGAGCAGTTGTCGAATCGCCGTTGTCGGTAAGGTTCCAAACAGAGTTACTGTCAAAACTAATTCCGTCCTGAAACTGAGGACGTATATTAGCCGCAGACGGTACAACCCAACCGCCCTGTCCTGCGTTGTTAAGCGTCATTATTGTAGACCCGTTTGCAATAAAAGTGATTCGTCCGGACGTGAACGCGGTTCCGCTGGCGTTAATTGTGATGCCGGTTGCCGAGTTAAAATAATTCAGCGTCGTGTTCGATCCCGCCAGCGTGAGATTCGCGCTGCCGCTGCTGCTCGTGTTCGCGCTGCCGTTGATGAGCACGTCCGCGCCGTTGTAAATTGTCGCGCCACCCGGCGCAGCGAACAGGGGCGCGGTTCCGTTTTGCAAAAGCGAATTGACGTTAAACGTCGCCCCGCCCGCGCCAGTTCCGGTGTAGAGCGAGTTGACGCCGAACGATGTTCCGCTAATCGTCCGCGTGCCGGAAAGGTTGAGATTGGATATGGTCGTCGCTGTGCCGCCAGCCAAAATAGAGACTGAGCCAAGCTGTAAAATTCCAGCCGTGTTAAAAACCGGCGTAGTGCCGGTTAGCTGCGCGTTGCCATACCACGAGGAAGCGGATTGATTTGATTTTGTTGCGGTCGCTGTTCCGTTCGTAATCGTCCAAGTCGAGTCAGGGGAAGCTATTGCCACAACGCCGCCGTTAGACAGCGTGCCGTTTGTCATCGCCAGTCCAAAGCCAATCGTTGTCGTGCCGGTCGTCAGATTTGTCCCGCTTAGAAATGCTGTCAGACCTGCGTTGAAAAACGTGCCGCTTGTCAGCGTGAGGCCGTTGCCTGCGGAATAGGTTTGACCGGCCCCGATAACTGTCGCTCCGCTCATATTGATTGTGCCGGTGACTGTCGTTAATCCGACAAGTTGAGTTGCGGAAAGGGTGGTTGAAATCAAAACAAACGGCTCAACAATCGTGCCGCTCGTAATTGGCCCCGAATAGCGAACCGACTGGCCGTTTGCAAAACTAGCAAACAAAAGAACGAGCAAAAAGATAAGTGACTTGATTTTCATTATGTAATTTGAAACCAGTATAGATTGCTCGTCGAATTGTCCGCTGGCACGATTATTTTAGGCACAACTTCCGTAGGTTTTCCGTTTTTAGCAACGTAAATTCTGCCTATGGTTTGACCGGCAATCGTCTGTGCGTCCGCAACACTGTATTGGATGCCAGCAACGAAAGACAATGTCGCGATACCGTCTAGATTTGTTGAGCCGCCTCCAATTAATCCGGTTAGCCCTCCGTTCACGTTCATGCCGGTTGTAGCCGTCAGCTTTGCAAGCGGAGAATTTGGCAGAGATTCAAGCTGAGTCGTGTCAATGATGTTGCGATTTACATTGATCGAAGTAAGCAGGATTGTTTTGACTTCGCCGCTCGCGCGCGTCCGCAGAATCGACACTTCGTAAGCCAGGGTGTCGGCGGTTGTGGACTCGAAATCCTTAAACAGATTAATCGTGTTAAGGTCAATCGTTCCGCTAACTCCGCCGGGAGCCAGAAGATTGATGTTACTGACGGAAATTGTCGGCTGCGAATTATTGAACACTGTGCCGCCAGTGCCGCCGGATGTTGAAGTATTAACCGGAATGGAAAATGTCGTCGTGGTTAGAACCGTGATCGTAAAAGTCCCAGCTATGCTCGCGTTGCTTCCGTTGTTCGTTGGAATGGTAACTGAGTCGCCGGTTGAATAGCCGTGCGCAACAGTCGTTGTTATGACGGTCGCGGTTGCCGCTGTGTTGCTGACAATGTTTTGAATCGTCGAAGGCATCCCAATTACATAGTTCTGCCCGTTATTCGCAAGCGTGATATTGTTCGCGACGCCCTGCACGTTATAAAAGATATTCGGATTGCCGGACAGAAGCGCGCCCAAATCACTAAGAGCCATTCCGGGGTAGGCTATTAGTCCGCTGGTCGTGACGCCGCCGCATTTTACCGTGATCGAATAAGTGCCGCCGTATGTGTTGGACGCTGCAAAATTGATTCCAAGAATCGCGGACTGGGTTGCCGCCTGAGCTTGAACCGTAGAAACCGAAACTCCTGCCGCCGTCTGAGCGGTTGCCGGATAGCTAACCGCTACAAGCTGCCGTCTAAGCACTATAACTTGCTGCGCCATACTGTTTGCGTCGCCGGTTGCAATGACGCTCGAAAATCCGACGCAGATCGGAATAAGCGAAGTTGCGCCGACATAGAATTGCCCAATCGCCCCGTTCGTTAAACCGTCTATCTCATAGTCGCCGCTTGAAAGTTGGGACACGGTAACAGCGGGTTGCGCGCATTGGACACAAGCCACCGATAGCTGAGTCTGAAAAACGGACGGTAATGCGCCGTTAGGTATCGCCGTTAGGCCTGTCGAATAATATGCATTGCCACCCGTTCCGCCGGTCGTCACGTTGACCGGAATTGAAAATGTTGTTGAGCTAAGATTCGTCGCCGTGAAAATGCCGTTAATCGAAGGAACGCTTGAAGCGTTGCCGGAAATGATGACAGTCGAAGTGCCGGTTGGCAGATTGTGCGCCGTCGCGCAAGTCACTACGGTTGCCGTGGCAATGGAATTGGAGGTGATGGCGGCGGCTAAAACTCCAAGCTGAAAAGTTCCGCCGCTTGGCAACTGGTCTGGATTTCCAATTCCTAGAACGAACGTATCACTTGAAAGCCAGTCGTCATCCCAAGTCCTCACTCCGCTCGTGCTGGCAATCACCGGCCTGATATAAACGCCCAAAGTATGATCGCCGCGAACAGGGTTATTGACTTCGCCCGCGCCGCCGCTCGAAAAGTCGGCAATCAATCCCTGCTGATTCGGGTCGTTAACATCGACGATGAAGTTGTAATTCGACATTTAGTGGAACGGACGAATGTTAGTTTGCGCGGTTGTTAAGTCAATCGCTTTTAAGACCAATCGCACGTCATGGAAATTGTCAGAGTGATTTTGTTTTTGTAGTAATCCGGCTGGCTTACCGTGCTGTTTGTGAAGGTCGTGTCGCCGCCAATCAGAATGTTTGGCGGCGGATATGTCGAATTGGGATAGCCGCCGTATGCGCCAAATCCCTGTTCGCCGCCCACGCCTAGAATTGTCACGCCGGACACGTCGCTGAAATTGTCGGATACCGGCGGTGCAAATGGAATGTCAAATCCAGCAGCCCAAGCCTGCAACGTGTTGCTTGCCATCGCCGCATTGCCAAAAGTCAGAACAGACGGATAAGCCGGACCCATTGTTGAATCGGATGCAAGGCAGCCGGCGAATTGAAATGACAAAAAGAAGCCTGCGATTTCCAACAGGCTATATCCGCTTGCGCCAAAGTTCGCGCATTTCGCCAAATAAAACATAATATTGTCCGGCAGCGGATCAGGCAGATAGAAAAGATATGCGCCCGCCGAATCGGGCGGAACGGGAAGTATTGGCGGGTTATACCAAGCGGCATTAAAAACAGTTGTTGAGCTTCCGACAGTGGCTGGCGGAATTGGGCCGTCATCCTCGCTAATATTTCCAAGAATCGGTTGCGGGTCTGTGCTCAATCCCTGAAACGTGCCCGGCACGACCGGCAAGCAAAGCGGCGATGCATATTTGTAAGTCCCGCTAAAAGTTAGCGTGTTCGTAAAAGAGCCAGTCCAAGTTATATTCGGCACCGACACTCCCATTGGCGGCGAGGTCATGTTCGCCTCTCCAGTTTCGTTGAATCCAACGGTCAATGTTGCGCTGAAATTCTTGCCGCTCCCTTTGAAAAACTTGTAGAACGAGGGATCGACCGAAACCATTCTTTGATCGCCGGTCGGCGGCGAATTTGACCACGGAACTCCTAACGGGAAATTGATGCCGAGGTCCAGTCCCAGTCCCGCTCCGTCTGATACTAGAAATGGCGGCACGACGCTCATAAGCTCCACGGATAGCCAATGCCCGCGCACGAAAGGAATGACTGCGAGCCGATGCCCTGTGCGCCCGATCCAATGTTAACTCCGTTGCCCGCGCTGTTCACCGCGAAATCTCCCAGCTTCAAATAAGTTGCCGCGCTTGTGCTGGTCGGCGTCGCGCCCTGATTGATTGTCACACCAGTAACTGTGCCGCCCGTGCTAACGGCTATCGTAAGATAAATGTCTCCGCCTCCGCTGACGCTAATTACAAATGGCGGCTGACCGCCTTGCGTCATTCCGTTAGGAAGAAATGTCGTGCCGCCTACTGAGTCACAGACATCTCCGTTTTTGACTCCGACTTGCAATGTATATCCGCTCGTCTCATTGCCGGTCGTTGCATCGCTCAGGCTGAAATCGTTAGGGACTGGAGAACCGGAAGATGTTCCGAATTTTGCCTGAGTCAGGTCTAGCACTACATTGATTTCACTCTCCAGAACCTTGCCGGTTCCGCCGGCGGTTGGCAGCTTGACTTCCCAAAGTCTGTTCTGTCTTCCAATTAACTGGTTCAACTTATCAGCAAGCTGTCGGGCGAGAAATTTCCAAATGCTTTGTCCGTGCTGAACTAGGTCTATTTTTTCAACGGCCATGCTATTTGGTATATTGCCGGAAACCCTGAAAAACAATAAAGATGCTTTTGCGCTGGTAAATCAGTCCGCGATACAGCGTCACTTCGGAATCTTGAGCCAAAACCAAGTTGCCTGGCTTGAAGGTAGTCCAGTCGCCCAAATAATAAACCGCCGTGCCAAGCTGCACGATCTTGGGAGCCGTCAAGACATTGGGTCTTGATAGGAAATACTCATACTTAATAACGGTGTTTTGAACGAGCGGAAACTCGGCTATGGATTGCGAAATGGTAGATGAGTCGAGCGTTGGAAAGCCGTCCGGCGTTTCAGGAGTAAAAGAATCAGAGACCGTGGTGATGACAAACTGAAACGAATAAACTATGGAATCGCCGGGGACTTCGCGCGTATTTGGAACCGTCGCCAGAGTTACCGTCCAGTCAAACAGTCCGTTTCCGGCGTATGTTGGATTTTCCGCCTCAACAAGAAACATAGTTCCGACGCGAGAGACATTAACCCTTTCCATCGGCGTGCTTGCGCGAAACGAAAGCCAGTCGCACCGCAGTTTTCTTTTCACTATGACCGCCGACAAATCGCCCTGACTGGCAAATGGAAACTCATAGGTATCCGGGCCATTCTGCATGGCGAGCGAGAAGTTTCCGTCATTAATAACTTTGTCGAGAATCATAATCCGGCACTCATGGCGTCGGCCATTTTTTGCACGTTTGAATTAATGGAATCAATCTTCGCATCAATCGGTTTTGGCGCATTGTTTTTTGCAGCCTGAGCGGCCATTTGATCGCGCGCCTTCAATTCATCTTGCTGCCATTTTGGAAGGATCAACCCCGGCGTGTTAGCCCTGCTCCTTAGCTCATTTTGTTTTGCGTCTTCCTTTGCAGCATCGGATATTTCGCGGCGAGCGCGAAATCGGGCGGCGGCGCGCGCTCCCGCAGATTGATGATGCGCCGCCGCCTTAGCCTGTATTAGCTCTATGTCCCGCTGAGTTTGAAGCTGCTTAACTAGCTCGGTATTCCCATCGCACTGAGCGGCGGCAATCTGATTTTCGTATTTTAGTCTGACTGCCGCTTCGCCTGCCAGTCCAACCATTCCGTAGAATTGCGCTTGGAGTTCGATTGTTTGCAGACGCGCGGTGCTTAGCTCTTGCGACCGTTGGAAGTTCGCGTTCACGTATTCGATTTGAAGCGAACGCATGTCGGCCAGTGCTTGCTTTTGCGCGATGCTATTCGGAATGGCTGCCGCCGCTTCGGCCTTCTTAGCGTCAATCCGCGCGAGCAACATTTTCTGCTCTTCGGCGAAGCCTATTCCGCGAGTCGCCTCCAAGTCACTTAATGCTTTTTGCGCCGCGAGATTCTTGTCGGCGATTGTTTGTCCGCGCTGCTGCTCTATTAGCTTTTGCTTCTCTGTGTTAAGTGTCGCTTGTGCCAACTTTCCAGCGTTCTGAGCCTTGGTTAGTTCTATGTCAATTTTCTTTATACGAAGCCCGATTAACTCGTTTTGTTTTTCGGCAGGATCGACGTTGCGCCTTGCTATTTCCGCTTCCCGTTCCTGCAATGCAATGGACTTGTCAGTGATCGCCAGCCGGTCGTTTTCCAGTTTGGTTAGCTGCTCTTGCGCGGCAATCGCCGCGCTCTCATCCTCGGTTTGATCGTGATATTCCGGCGTTCCTTCTTTTCCTTTTTTTGCTGCCTCAATCGCGTTTGCCTTCGCGTCGTTCGCCTTCGCAACCTCAACTGCTTTCGCAACCTGTTGCGGAGTGCCAAGCATGAAACCGAACTGAGGCGGCTTGCCGCTTGTGTCTGTGTTTTTAACGTTTGATGCCGCGCCAGCAACATCGGATATTGCCCCAATCGCAGTCAAAGCCCATCGCTTGAACTCTTCTCCCCAAGATTGTAATGCAAGCTCACCTTTTTTTGCAGCGTCAACCGTCGCATCGCTCGCAACGTGTGCCTTGTCCGCTTCATCCTGCAATGCCTTGCTGCCCTCTTCCAAAGCAGGAATCAGCTTAGCCGCCATGTCGTCGCCGAACACGGCAGAGATAGTTCTGAGCGTCTCGAATTTATCCGAAGAATACTTAACCGAGTCTCCCAGCTTAATCAGGATTTGATCGGGCGATTTTGTCTTTATGTCATCAAGCGTTATGCCAAGCTGCGCGAGTTTGTCCTGAGCATCGGTTGAACCTTTTTTCGCTTCGTTAAGTGTTGCGTAAAGAGAATGAAGCGCAGTTGCTGTATCTTCGGCGGAAAGTTTTTTTGAAAGCGCAACTTGAACGCGCTGCAAACTTTCTGGCAGAGTTCCCGTTATTAGTGATGTATCTTTAATCTGGCTTCCGAATCGCAATAGCTCTTGTCCCCATTTAATTAATCCGCCGACCGCAACGCCGCTGAAAAGCAGCCCTATGTTTGTCCTCAACCTAGAAAGAGACTGAATTGGAGTGAGTGTCTTTTTTGCAGTCACTTCAAGCGCATTTCCGAAAGCGGCCACTTCTGCCCTCGCATAGCCTAGCTTCGCATTCAAGTCCTCGACCTCTTCGGCTTGTGCGTTTATTTGTTTTCCGCTGTAACCGGACTTGGCTCCCATTGCGGCAAACTGTCGCTCCATTAGGGCTAGGGTTGCCGTCGCAATCTTGGTCTGCTTGTCTAACCGCGCGACTTCTGAAACCGCTTCCTCCATCGGCTTCTTAAACTGGCTAATGTCAATTCCAAGCTCGCCGATGGGAGTCATTAGCTTCGCCTCCCATTATATCCGTCAAAAATCTTTTGCAGTTCATCGGCCTTAATTTCTCCGCTCGCTAGTTTTGCGTTAAGTGTGTCGAGCCAGTCGCCGCGCAGCTTGTGCGAGTTATTGACGACCGTTTCGCCATTCTCTGCGCGCCAGCACCGTATTAACTGATAGAGTCGGCGCAACGGAGTGTCTAGCGTGCGCTCTGAATGCCAGTTGAACGGCGCGCAAGACATCCGGTATTCGAGCCAAGCGATGCCCGATGCGATTGGCGCAGTGTTAGAGCCTTTTCCGGCGACGCAATCAATGAACGTCAGGCGGATAAGGGCGTCGATTTCATGGATGCACAGCCTTAAGTCACTAAGATGGATTTTCCGTTTGATTGCACGGCGTCTAAAATAACGGATGAATTTATTGAGTGTGAAATTGACGGACAAAATCCAAATGAATTGGCCGACGTGCGCGTAGGTCGCATCAATGGAACCGCGAAGGAATGGAGTATCGACCGCGTTAAGTCTCGCGAGCAACCTTGGCGTGATGTTCTTAATCTTGAAGCCGCAAACAAACTCCGGCTGGCCTAAGTAGATTAGATTGCGCGCACTTTGCTCGCGCTCAATCGCCTCATCATAGCCGGGTATTTCAAGCATGGACACACGGTTATTGTGTGGCCTGAGCGACCAGAGTAATTGTGTTCAGAACCTTGCTTCCCGTGACTGGCACAGTGCGAATGTTTCCGGCTCCGTTGTCGCTCGAATAATCGACTGGAAAAATCTTGAACGTCTCGGAGCCGAAGTTCGCGTCCACGTTCACGCTGAACGTACATCCTGCATTAGGCCTGACTTGCGTGCTTGTTCCAAGCTGCATTTTAGCGGTGAAAGTCGGATTCGTCGGCGTGATGCGCTCACGGTTCGGCGAACCGTCCGACTTAAAATCCTGTGCGAGAGTGTGCCCGCGATTAACTGTGAAATCATCGAGCGTGTAAGTCTGTCCGTTTGAACACACCATCAAGACCGTTCCATAGGCCATTGAGCCGTCGAGAATGAGTTTGTCAGTAGCCATAAGTCAGTTAGTTATAGGTTGGTTGGAAAGATGCTCGGAATTTGCTCAATGATATTGTGCAAAAGATTAAATGTTAAAGTCGTCGTGTCAAGATTGGATTCGCTGTCAAAAGTATGGATTGAAGGCTCCTCCCATACATCGGTCAGCGTCGAGTATTTCGCGCCGCACGAAGGCCAAGTTGTGAGCAGATTGTAGAACTGCAAGGCGCGCCGACATTTGCCCAAAAGGATCGCGTGCTGAGCGCCGTTGGTTGTGCGGTTAGTTACTATGTCCAACTCTAATTTCGTTCCATTCCATGCCGTATAAGCCTTTCTGCCGCTCTGCAAAAGCTGATAATGCGCCTGCCATCGTCCCTGACCTGCAACCAGCTTAACGCTAACGCGCGGAGTAATCGCATCGACGCTCATTCGCGTCCTATCGACGTTCGTTATTTTTTCCACCTCGTGCAGCAAATAAACGAACGCTGGCTCGAAGTCCTCTTCGATGCCGAATATGACCTCATCGTTAGGCGCAATCATGCTTGTCTGGCTAACTGGTCAAACTTCACTTTTGCCTCTTGTAAAAGTTTCGGCTGATTGATTTTGATTGACTCGGCAAGAATGTCTTTTCCTGAGAAGTCTTTATATTGCGACGGCTGCTCAAGAAAGGGATTATAGACAACGATTGTCAGCGTGTCCTTTCCGCCGCGCCATTGCGCATATCCCTTCGGCTGTTCTGCTTTGTATTCGCCGTTAATCTGACTTTCCGTTCTGCGCGAAACCGCCTTCAGAACATCGCCCGACGCTTCTATCGAGACACCGGCAGAACGCGCAACCTGAGTCCAGCTTTTCTGATATAGGAATCGCGCTTGAACGCGAAACGCAACAAACTCTTCCCGTGAAGTATTCATCCGTCTGTCGCGCTCGGCTTCTAATTCACCTAACGCCGACTGGACTTGCGCCGGAAGATTTTGCCATGTTGCGTTATACCATTTGCCGCCGACATAAAGCCAAAATTCGCCCGTGTCATTGTTAACGATCAAAGTAGGATCAATCAGTTGGTGAAAGGAAGGTATATAGTTAATCCGGTTGAGATATTGTTTTTTCTGATTGCGGGTTATTAGGCTGGCAGACCTAACTGGAGTGAGCTTAACGCAAGTCGAAAGAACGCGCGATGCGTGGCGCGTCACTTCCGGCTTGAACTGGCTTGCCGTAATTCGCGCGCGCAAAGCCTGTATCCGGCTGGCAATTTGTTTTAATGGTAGTCTGATTGCCGCCATTTCGTTAAGTCACTTAACTAAAATTCCGCCGAATTGTATTACTGGTTCCTGCGGGTCATCATTGTAGGTTGAAAGCTGATAACTAACGCCGTCTTGCGCGGGACTTTGAAAGATGGATTGAAGCTGCAATCCAAGCCTGATAAATTCAGTGCGAAGAATGTCAAACCTTGAGCTAACGTCCGGCTGAAAATTCGTCTGTTGCATCTGCCGACGATTCGCCGCACTTGTCGAAAGGCAAATTGCCGTCAGTCCGTTAAACGCGACGGTCGTTCCATAATTCTCGTCCTTTGAAAACTCCGCAAACTCAGTCTCGCGTTCTGTGAAGTAGCTCACACATTATTGCCCTTTGGCTACCCTGCTTACACTGTGCCTCCGGCCATTGGATTGAAATTGACTGTCGCGGCGGACGCGCTGCCGGTCGTCACGCCAACGGCCAGCACAACGACCAGATTGCCGGTCGTTAGGTCTCCGATTGTTGCGGTGATCTTACCGGCGTTTGCGGAAGACAGGTAATAGACTTCCGGGTTTGTATTGGCATAACCAAGAATCAAAGCCGGGTCCGCGCTAAGAATTGCGCACGTCTGACCGGGCGATGCCGCCGAAAGCGTCAGATATAGCGGCAGAGTAGCCGTTGCCGCGCTAGTTGCAATCGCGAGTTGAATCTTATTGTTTGAATCGAGATAAACAACTTCGCCCTGAGTGACGGCATTTGTGCCGACTACGTAGATGCCCGCAGTGCCTGCGTTTGATTTGATTACGTCCGCTGCGGTTATGGATATGTCGGCCATTTAATTAGTCCTAGTTTTGATCGAAGCCGAATTTCACGCTTAGCGTAGTTGTGCCAGATAGAGCTTGCGCACTCGTGGCCGTCGTGATGATGATTGCGCCAAGCGTGCTTGTGCCGGAAGCGGCGACAACTGGGCTTTGCGTTAATGCCGTCTGCGAAATGGCAACCAATGTTCCGCTCGTTTGAATGTAACTCGTGGCCGGGATAGTTCCCGTCCATAGAATATGCGGAATGTCCAGTGAGTTAATATTGACCGAAGTATGGTCGGTGTAAGTTCCGCTCAAGTTAGTGCTGTCAAATATCACGAACTGCAATGGCAGCTTTTGAACGGGATTGTTATTGTCAATCACGATCACGCTTTTCAGATTCGCCGAACCGCCGGCAGACCGAACGGCACCAGTTAGCGAGAGTAATCCGCCGACGACTTGATTGGATCCATAAGTGGACGATGTGACAATGAACGACGGGCCAATGAGTGCGGACGCCGATACGGTTGTCAGCGCGTGAGTATCAACGGCGATCGTGTTTCCGCCCGACATGATGTTGTCGGCAATGACGAAACCGGACAAGGCAAGAATGCAAATGAAAGCAATGATTTTTTTCATGGAGTTAGATTTTCTCGAAGTTCTCGCGGAATTGTTTTTCGGTTCCCTGCCAGAAATGAACCGTGTTTTTGAGTGAATGCGTGAAGCCGTAAGCGTCGGCGTCGTGAATGCAAAGCGCGAACAATTCGCCCTTGTCTTGGCCGGTCGATTTCTTGAATTGACCATCTTTGAAAAGATGATCGGCGGGTGTTGAAGATTCAGGGTGATCCTCAATCGGGATCGCCTCCACTTTGGGAATCAGTTTAGCTCCCCGCTCTTTTTTCTGCTCTTCGGAAAGTTGTTCGTCTGGCATATGATTAAGCGTATTGAGTGGCGATGATGTCGCCGCCACGGTTGTTGGTGATTGTCGGATTGTGGCTCATTTCAATTCGAATGATTTCCGATTTTGTGGGAAGGTCTGGATAGGTCTCGACATAGTAGCCGCCAGCGCCGCCGAAATCGAGTTTCTTTTCGAGAGTGGGATTTCCGCCCTCGTCGAATCCCTCCCAGAAGACGTTTGCCCCGATGCCTGTCAGCGAAGGAACGGACGCGCCTTCCGTGCTGTTGGCAGAAGTCATACCGGCCTTGCATAAGAGAATGTATCCGTTGCTCCAAATTTGCGTCAGAACCGGCGGAGTGACTGAGTCAGCGGCGGAATTGTAGTAATTGTCACCAATTAGCAGTTTTTTGATTCCGAACTCTGCCAGTGCGCGAGTGAACAAGTCTTGCGACACTTCGGAAATCGGGCCGAAGATTCCGCGAATAAACTGGAGCGTGTTCTGGCAGGTGCGAACGCGCTCCCACACAGGTCCGCTCATTGCGCAAATATCGGGTCGTTCTCCATTCGCTTTCACTCGGCGAGCCGAGGCGATGATGTCCTGAATTGGATTCATGCCGCCCACCTGAAGGTCGCGGTTTGCAACCGTATAGGCAACGCTGGAATTTGTGGCACTCCCGAGCACATAAGCGGTCGGCGAGAAGACCGTCTGCGCGATGAGATATTCGCGCGTAAGGCCGCCGATTTCAGTTCCGAATCGGCCTGTGAAAAACGCCAGAACGTCCAATTTGGTTTTGTAGTCCAGAACCATTTCGCGCGGCACGGAAATCTCGACTCCGCGCGGAGTGACCGTTAGCGTTGCATCGCCGAATGTCGCGCTCAGTCGCTCATAGGACGTTCCCATCGCTCGGATATATTTGTTTCCGCCGATATGGCGAAGCCCGATTGAGCCTGCGAGCGTAGCCTTGACGAGATGCGCATTGCGGAACGAGATTGGCAGAGGCCCCAGAATCTGTTCGCCAATAAGTCCCTGAATTGCACCCTCGCCCTCCAAGATAAGAAGTCCCAATTCCGCTCTTGGAAGTGCGCCGAGATTTGAATTAGCTGGCATAGTTGTTGATTAGGTTGCTGTGTTTTATGAACGTGAATTATGCGACCGAGAACAGTTCGACTTGACCAAGAACTCCTGCGGCGGAAGCCGCCAAAGTGCATCGGCCAACGACAAGGGCGGAAGATGCCGAAGAGCCGGAGAAGTATCCAGGATTCGCAGAGCTTGCCGCATAGACTAGCGCGCCGACGGCGATTGCGGCATCAAAAAGTGCAGGCACGCTTCCGCCGCCGCTCATGGACGCAATCGCGCCGGCGGTGTTGGCCACAAGCCCATTGTCGTCGATGACCACATAATCGCCGCGCGTAGTTTGGTCGGCTGTGATATTGACGACGCCCGTCGATTGCAGCGTGCAGCGCGCGCCGCGCGGGATTGCGGTTGAGCCGCAAATTACTGTCCGTGGAATGATTCCGTTATATGATGCGAGTTCGGCCATATTGATTAGTTGGTTGGTTATCGGTCGTAGGAAGTGAACAGTGCGTAAATATCCGGCTTGTCTTTGGCCATGCGCAGAATAGCCGCCGCGCGAGATTTGCATCCCGCCGACATTTGAGCGGTGATGAATGCTTCGGCGTCTTCGGTATTTCCGTTTCCGCCATGCCCGATAAATCCGCCCTTGCCAAGAAGCGCGGTTGTCGCCGCTTCGGATTGCACTTTGGCTTCCGCGAGAATTGCCGTCTTGCTGGCAGCAAGTTCTTTCGTCTGACGGGCAATCGCGCGGCTCGTCTGGACATTGAGCCGCAAACACGCGGTCAAAGTTTTGTCGGATTCTTTCTTGTCGGCGTCCGTGATGCCGAGCGCGGACATCATGGCTGGGTCTTGCTCCATTGCGGCGGCGGCTTTTTCCGGTTCATCGGCGTCGGCCTTGTGGGATTTGATGATTGCCGAAACTGCGGCTTGCGCTTTCGGGTCTTTGAGAGCTTCAATTAGTTCGTTAATGTCCATAGAATTGTTAGTTGGCGTTTCGGAAAAAAGAGCGGTTGTCGCCGCGCCGGTCGGCACAAAGTCCACGGCTTTGAAATTCAGCGGCAGACATTGCGGGTCGTCTTTTGCATAGCCATAGACAGCGGAAAGCATGTTGTCTTCGGGATTGTGTTCCGCGCCCCAGAGGATGTCGTCGCGCGTTTTTCCGGCCTTCAAAAAAGCGTCCGCAATCAAGTCGCCGCTTTCGTCTTTGCGGAAGTTTTTCAATGCGCCGATTCGAGCGGCCATTTCCACGGAGTCCGCATTGGACTTGCCTTGCGCGGAAAACCAATCGTGCGTCAAGTGGCTTGGGATTGCGCGGTTTCCGGCGTGCGCCAGAAGTGCCGAAATATGCTTGTCCGTGATCTTGACCGATTTTGGAGTCCCGTCCTCGGCTGCGAATTTTGCGAGTTTGCCAAGCTCCATCACTTTCACTCCGCGAATGATTCCAGCTTCCGGCTCAATCGCAGAATTTTCGAATGACACTCTGAGTTGCGCTATTAGAATCTTTGGCACGGCGCAAGGAATAAACGCGCCTGATTATAATGAACAGCCAATCAAAGGTGCCGCACTTAAGATGCCCGATTTGACAGCAACCTGTAAGCACGCTCGCTTAGTGACTTGCTTTCGCGCTTTCCAAGTTCAATCATTTTCAAATGATGCGCGCTCACTCCCAGAATTGCAGCAGCTTCTTTTTGCAAAAGTCCGGTCGCCATTCTGAGCTTCGCTATTTCGGTTCGTTGCGGACTGATTCTCATGCTAAGACTTTTTGGCGACCGGATGTTTTTCCAGCGGCTCGCCAGTCAAGCCGGTTTCTTCCTCGTAGTCCTCGACGTGCGCCGTCAGTTCGCGCGAATAGTCGGCGGACTCTTTTTCAAGAGCCGAATTGATTTCATCCCATACGTTTTTCGGAGCGTCAGGCATATTGAAAACTGCCGCGATAGCCGTTTTTCGCAAGGTCTGAATTCCACGGAATGCGCGAATGAAATCCATCAAATTCGTAAAGGTCAACCGTCTTTTTGTCAGGGTTAAAAATCAGGCAAACGGTTTTTCCTTTTACTTTTCTTCCAAGTTTTTCCGAAACTTCTTTTACGGCTTGCGCCTTGCGGTCAAGAATCGCCTGAGCCTTTTTCGCGTTGTGTGCTTTCTTGTCCTCGCTGCTTGCGGTTTTAAGCCACTTAGTTTCTTCCGGCCCCGGCTGGCCAATCGTTGCGCGCCACTGCATTGCGGTTTCGCCATTGGACGCCATGCCGGTTTTCACTTCGATAACCTCATGGTCTTGCACGAGGTCAATCGGAAAATTGTTTCGGTCTGCGTTAAGTGTCCGCGCATCTGCGAAGCCTTGATCTTTTAGCCAGTCAGTGACGATCTTTTCGCCGAGCGCGCCCGATTCAAGTTTCGACAGTTTGTTTTTTATTTCAACCGGCGTTCCGCTCCACGCTTTTTCTTTTGACGGTGCGAGATTTTTTTTTCCGGATTTACTGGCGTCTAATTGTTTTGCGGGCGATCCTGCTGCATTTCCAAACTCGCCAGCGTTTTCCGGCTGGCCGCGCGGATGTTTGCTTTCGTCAAACGCGAGTTTTGCAACGGACGCCGGAATGTGATCCTTAGTCAGAGCGTGAATCGTCTCGTGATCGTTGTCGTTAAGAGCGGTCGCGAGTTTTATCCAATGGTCTGCCGAAATGTCGGATAGAATTTTCTTCGCGTGCTCAACTGGAATTTGTTTCGCGTCCGCAAGTGCAGCCGAAACATCGTTGCCGTGTTTGATTAGAAAACCGAACTCGCCATTGGCAACACGCGGATGTTTCGATTCGTCGAATGACAGTTTTGCGGTCGATTTACCGGCAACTTTTCCGGCGTCCGTTATTTGAACTTTTCCTTCGTCAATCTCTCCGCCGATTGCAGCCTGTTGCGGGTTGTCGGAGTTTTGCGCGATGCTTTCGGTTGTGATCGTCGGCTTGTAACCAAGCGCGACAAGTTGCTTGTTTGAATCTTCAACCGTCATTGCGACTTTCATCGCCCACTTTCCGCGCTTCTGCAAAACATCTTCGGCGTCGCGATTCGTTTCGGCGATGATGTCCTCCTGCGCTTCAATGCCCGCGCGACTCATTGCGATATTTTCTTTCGCATCGTAAAACGCATCGACGGACGGTGAAATCGGCAACTGCCAGCGTCCGCTAGTGATAGTTGGAATGGCCGGAAAAATGCCACGGCGAACGGCGTCGCGAATTATCGTCTGACTGATTCTCGAAAGTCTTGGCCGATGAATTTTATTTTGGATGCGCGCCAGTTCCTTTGACGCTTTGTTAATTTCTAAGCGCGACGGTGCGCCGCCGACTTTTGTTGCGGCAATCAGAAATGCGTAATTCATCCAAAGCGCAAGTGCGACTCGCTCATCTGATTTTTCTACGCCCGCAATCAATTCCGGCCCCGGCGAATCGGGCGACATAAATTGCGCCGAATCGCCGTTGTAAAAGTATTCAGTCAGCGGGCCATTTGGGATGCGTTCACGATAACCGACTTGTCCGTTTGCGCCTGTGACAGTTTCGTATGCGCCGGAATCAGGTGCGCCCGATTCGTTGAAAATCATCATCGCGGTTTTGCTCTGCCGCAATGCCGCATCCATGCCGGTCTGAAAAAGTGTCTCACCCTTCTCCATGTGCTGAATGGCCGTTGCAAACTTTGTAATGCCGCGAACTCCGCGAAACGAAGACGGATCGTGAAAATAAATCACGTCGCAAGCCGGATAGATTTTCGGAGAGCCATACCAAGAATTTGTCCGTTCGTAAATTTTGTAAGCGATGCAATCGCAGCCTCGAAAATATCTGCCCGCATAATAAGCGCAGTCGCTGCCAGCAACTTCCTTTAATCCGTCTTGCGTCATTTGAAGCGAAGTTCTGCGCTGCGTTGTGAATGAAAAAACTTCGCCCAATTGATCGGCGGAAAATTCCATCAGCCGCAAGTTGAATCCGTCGTCGAGCCAGACAAGTCCGGCATCGCCGCGAATTGGAGTTTCCAAGTCTGCCGTGCGCGAAAACGCATCCTGCATCGAGCCGTCAATTCCCATGTTTCCAAAAACTCCGCCGTGTCCGTCGTCGCCGTGAAGATAGGAGCGCAAATCCGCGTCCAGTTTCGCGTCGCCAGTGGACGGGATATAAGTCATTTGCGAACTGCAATAATTTATGCGCGTCCCGATATATGCACTGGCGATCGAACTGTTTTTGAAAACATCTTCCGCCGTCCAGTTCATGCCGACGACCTGAATGCGTGCAAACGTGCTGTTCTGATTCGTGCCAATCCAACCGGCGGTTCGCGTTGTGTTCGTTGGATATGCGGCGCGATAACCGGCCATTTTAGCAGTGGCCAGATAAGCCGCCTTGCCGATGTTGCGGAAAAAATTGCCGACGCTCGGCGCGGGAAACGAGTCAACTTTCGTCTGTGGAATTGTCGGCGCGAGTGTCATTCGCTGTAAAGATAGCCGCCGCAAAATCCACCAGAGTTTAAGTCACTAACTACTTTTTGAACGCGCGCCACACCGTTCCGCTTGTCAAGTTCCGCATTGATTTCCAAAAGGTCTTGCTGCAAATCAATCCATTCTTTCGAGCTTGATTTCTGCGCGCCTGACAGCGCGGTAAATTGTCCGTTTGTTGCGCGGTCAATCGCGGCGGCGAGCATCGCGTTTAACTGCGCGGTAGTCGCATATCGAAATAGTCCTTTTGGCGATGCCATTTCCAAACGCATACACGAACGAACGACCGGCAGCAAGTCAAATATCATGCCAACCGTCCAAACAATCGCGCGAAATAATTTCACGCATATTCATTTAATTATTGACGGAACTATTTTTAGCCACTAAGTTGGATGCATGAACGAATCGAACTCGCTTCAAATCGCCGACAAATCGGCGGAGAACACGGCTCGCACCGTGAATCTTGACTCGCACGGCTCAGCCGATGAAATCGTTGGAACGATTGGTGAGATTTGCGGCAAATCAGCCGCGCAGCCGGACGCGAAATTCGCGCAAGCCGAACACAAACTCTAACCACGTCGTTCGATGACGCGCCCGCTGGAGTGACTAAGGCGGGCGATAGTCGGGCAAAAATTATGAAAATCGAAATCAAAAACAGATGGACGCAATCAGCGATCTACACCTGCGCGGATGCGCTGAGTTTTCGCGACGCAGTTAATAAGGCAAATGCTCTCAGAATTTCCCTGCGCGATGCCGACCTGCGCGATGCCGACCTGCGCGATGCCGACCTGCGCGGTGCCGACCTGAGCGATGCCGACCTGCGCGGTGCCGACCTGCGCGGTGCCGACCTGCGCGATGCCGACCTGCGCGATGCCGACCTGAGCGGTGCCAACCTGAGCGGTGCCGACCTGAGCGGTGCCGACCTGCGCGATGCCGACCTGCGCGATGCCGACCTGCGCGGTGCCGACCTGCGCGATGCCGACCTGCGCGGTGCCGACCTGAGCGGTGCCAACCTGAGCGGTGCCGACCTGCGCGGTGCCGACCTGCGCGATGCCGACCTGCCGCGATGCCGACCTGAGCGGTGCCGACCTGAGCGGTGCCAACCTGAGCGGTGCCGACCTGATCGGTGCCAACCTGAGCGGTGCCGACCTGCGCGATGCCGACCTGCGCGATGCCGACCTGCGCGGTGCCGACCTGCGCGGTGCCGCTGCTCGCTCCTTTTGGAGGCGTTGGAATTGGCTCTTAAAACTTCGCACATAGAAGGCCAGCCATTCCGTCACTGGCACGCAAAAGCCCAAGAAGCCCTCGAAAAAGCAAAGCTGAGCACAACCGCCCAACTCCAATCCTTCGACGCGTCACTAAACACAGCCGCAGGACTGCGCGCGGCTTGTCTGCGCGAACTGGCGACGGCGAACCTGACAGCCGACGAAATAGCGACACGGCTTGGCATCAAGCCATGCGCCATTCGCCCGCGCATGGCCGAGCTTCACACGCGCTGCCTTATCATTGAGACAGGCGAGAAGCGGCCTTCGGTCAACGGGAGTCCGATGACGGTCTGGAAAGCACTTTGAAGAAATGAAACCCGAACCGACAGGCCTAGGCGTAAGCCGGTTCACTCTGCGCCTGTTCCTTTTCTGGCTTTGCGCCGTGGGTATCGGGCTGATTTTTGCATTATGAAAATACTAGCCGCAACCAAACAGTCCTATTCACAGACAAACTACATCGTTGAACTTAACGGGCAGGAGCTAACATGCCTGACTACTTTCTACAAATACGCCAAACTTCCCGTCACTAGTGCGTTCGGAGCAAGTGTTGATCGTGACCGCGACGCGCTGTAGGCTGGCGACGTGATCGCGCAAGACTTCTGCGAGCAACACATGTCAAAAGTTCGCACCGTAATAGACGGCAGCGAAGAAATTTCCAAGACCTTCACCACACTTCGCGGTGTGATGACAAAGGTTCAAACAGCGATGACGGCGAAAAAGAAATGACAACACGCCTAACAATCGCCGCCGAAAAAGTGCGCCGGAACTACGCCGAGTTTCGGCAGAACACGGTTGACTCGACACTCAAGAACTTCGCGCTTAAGCCGTTTCAATGCCTGCTAATCCACATGCGACAGGGCAACTTTGAAATCACGGCGCAGAAGATCGAACACGCACAATGAAAGCTGAAATCATAGGCCGTCCAGACTGCTCCACCGTGCTTCGCGTCCATACACCGAGCGGCAAATCAGTTGACTTCAATTTTGCGCTGTTTGCGGCATCGGTGATGATTCACGAGCCAAGCAAGTCCGGCGACGCCATGCAAATCATCCTATTGGCTGGCATGGAGCAATATCAGCCCGAAGTTCGCGGCCAGATTCACGAAAGCGAGAAAATATGACCAACACCGAAAAAAGCGTTGCGCTAATATGAAGAAAAAGACTCCAGTCAAAACGTCGGAAGATTTTCCGCCCGAAAGTCAAGACACCGGAGCGGCGGCAGCATTGCGCGGCATCGAGTTACGTGAACTAAAAGAGCGCAATGAAGTCGCTCGATGCGAGATTGAACTTGAGCGCGCCCGAAAGATTGACGAGCGGAACGAAGATCGGACGGTTAAAATTGCGAACGCAGAACGGAGTACTCTGCGTTGATACCACTGCT